GCGAGCGCCAATTTCAGAAGATCGTACCGCCCGTGGATATCGCCAACCGCGAAGGTATGGCGATCCAGTTCCCGCGGTGAGTCCATAGGGGCTTCCGGTGTCATGGCCTTATCGGTGGTCATCGGGCTAGGCGACCTTCTGCGCGCCCGTCGTGAACGGATCGGCGAGCGGGTCAGTCCCGCCGTTGGCCTCTTCGGCAATCGCCATGCTTCGGGCGATTTCCTCGTCCGCCTGTTGGGCCAGCTCGCGCAGTTCGGGGAGGATCGGCTTGAGCTGGGCGCTCATGGCCCTGGTCACGTTTCCGGCCCACCAATCCCGGAAGGCGACGGAGCCCTGAGCAGCCACGTCGCGGGCGAGGGTTTGCAGCGCCCCGAGTTCGTGATCCACAACCGTCCCGCCGGCGAGCCATGCGGCGATCGCTGCCCCGGCTTCCTCGGTGATGAACTCGCCCGGCTTGATGACATTGGCGATGTCGGAGGGAGCCTTTACGGCGCCCATCGGCTTATGGGTGCCGCTCTCCATCTGAGCCGAGACGGTGAGCTCGTAGACGAAGCGCGAATCGCAGATCGGCACGAGCCCGGCGGAGACGATTTCCGCCGATGACCCGGAACCCTTCTGAACGAATTTCTCCTTCGCCCGAATGCAAAAGATGACGTGGACCGGCGAGCGGAACAGCGCATTCGTCATGCGCTTGTAGGCCATCTTCGGGTTCTTCCACTTCGCCAGGCCCTTGGCCGTCGAGTTGTCGGCCTGCTCGAGAACGCCGCCCTGGCCTTCCCACACGTGGGACTGGCTGTCCACGATGATGACGTTCGCCCCGGCTTTGATCGCGGCGTCGTGCGCGGCCATGTAGCGGGCGGGCGTGAAAGGTGGTTGCAGGTCGAGATGCAGCCAGCCGCCGAACATCCCGGCATAGAACTTGGCGCGGCGGTTCTCGGTATCGATCAGCGCGATCTTTCCAGACGGCCCAACAAGCCCGCGGGCGAGGCGCAGGGCGGAGTAGGTCTTGCCCGAGTCAGAGAAGCCCCACAACCCTATGAGGGCCGGAACCGCCTCGCGCACGGCCTCCACGACCTTGAACGCGGGCGCGTCATCGCTGCCCTCAAATGGATCGCCTTTCATGGGTGTTCTCCCTAGTTGAACAGATAGAGGGGAAAATCGCTGTCGATGAACGGCCGCGCCGGCTCGTCCTCGATCCACGGCTTGTCGGGGCCGAACGCCTTCATGCAGCGGAGATAGCGGGCCGTGCCCTCTTGCAGCCCGGTCATGCCCGATTGCCAGTAGAGGTTGACCGAGCCGCCGAGCCCGCCATGTGTCTCGGTCTTGCGAAACTCGCGCACCTTCACGTTCGTAACGGGGCCGGTTTCGATGAACACGAAATAGAAGGCGTGATGCTCGCAAGCCGCCATGCTGACCAGCCAATCGGCGCTGGGCTCCGGGCCGGAGACATGATGGATGGCGCGCAGCTTGTCCTTGCGAAGCATCGCTTTTGCGTGTGCGAGGGCGACGTCATAGAGAACGGCTTGGACGTCGTAGCGCCCGTTCGCAACGGCAGAGGCGACGGCGGAATCGATCGGCTTCCCGAGCGGGTTGCTGAACGACTTCACATCGACGATGGCCTTGACCTTGAGTTGGTCGAGCCGCGCCTTCATTCGGATCCCAGTCGCGGTGTCGGTCCAGAAGATCGAGACCTCGGGCATGCCGCCGGAAAGCGCCTTCGCGGCCTCGGTGTGGGCAAGGACGATCTTCGCCATCCGCTCGATGTCGGCCATTGCGCTTTGCTTGAGGAGCGTCTTGCCGGTGAGATCGGCCATGAGCCCTTGCCGGATCACCGGCCACAGCTTCGCGCGTGGGTCGGCGTCGAGGATGCGCTCGCACAGGTCCGCGATCTTGCCGCTCTTCTTAAGACCGAGCCGTTCGCATTCCGCCTTGAGGGCATCGTGCCCGTCGATGGCGTCGGGATAATCTTCGCGGCTCGGCGCGCAGGCGTAGATTTGCGCGAACCGCTCCGGCTCCAAGAGGCGGCGATGGAACGCGGTCCCCGTCACCATCGCATCGGTTTTCTCGTCCACGTAATCCGGGTTCATATGGCTGTTCACCCAATAATCGAGCGGGCTCACCAGCAAGTTGCGGATACCGGAAGAGGAGAGGGCCGGGTCGCTATGGTAAGTTTCTTCGGGAAGACCGAACCAAATGCCCGGCTCGTGGATGGTGGGCTCGGTCACGCCGCCACCTTCCTCTCGGGCTTCGGAACCACCTTCGGGCAGCCCGCGTATTTCGCTGCGAGTTCGTTCAACTCGCGCTGGTTGGCCACCTTGACACGCTCCATGTCCGCGAAGAGCCTCAGCTTTTCGCGACACCACTCCACGTCGAATGCCTCTCGCTTCATGCCGTTACCCTCTCTCCGTTGACGGCGACCAGCCGCAGGGCCGGGCGCACCGTGGGTTTCGCGGCGACGAGTTCCCACGAAGGGCAGAGAACAGATTCACCGCCGCAATCGAACTGGACGAGATACTTGACGATACAGAGCAAGCCAGCACCCGCCTCGCGTTTCAGGACCGTGCCGTATTGACCCATTGCCCGGCAGTAGACGCGATCACCTTCGGAGTGGCGCATGGCGTCAGTCCCTCCCGGTGGCGAACTTCGATTTAAGGCGCTCGAAGTGTGCGCGCTCGCCCATGTCGGCAAGGCGCTTTCGTTCGGCCTCAACCTGAAGGCGGCGTGTCACCTCTTCATCCGTCTCCCGTTCCTCGTAAGTGATTTCAACGTGCGGGTACGTTTCGCCGTACTCCATCGTTGTGTCGAAGCGGAACCGGGCTTTCGTGCGCGATGCCTCAGGGATGGCATCGCGCTTTTTCTCCAGCCATTTGATCGCCCCCGCGAGGGTGTCCGGAATGCCAACTGAATAAGGTCTGTCATCGACCAGGTAACGGGTGACGGAACGCTTTTTCTTTTCGAGTTGCGCCGAACTGAGGTTAAGCGGCGGCAGCTTCTTATGGCGCAGCGTTACCGACTTTTTGCCAACCTCAACCCACATCCAGTTTCCATCGCCGCCATATGACGTGACGGCACCGGACTGATCGAGGACTTCCACAAAAGTGCCGCGGTTCGTCGTAATGTTGGTGCGGATGACTCCGCCGTCTGACCAAATCGACAGGCTTTTATCCCTTTTGTTCCACCGGCATTTGAACTGAGCAAACATGCCGACCATGAAGGAGTCATCGGTTGCGAAAATATTCACGTCCATTTTCCTCTGCGACTAGGCGGCTTCGTTCTCAGCAGCGGCCTTGGGCTGGAACCAGCGGCCTTGCTTTCCACACGTCCTCATCATCAGGGCGGCCAGGCGATCATCCGCGCGGTGCGTTTCGCACAGGTCGTAGCGCCATTCCGGCTCCTCGCTCTTCCCCGTGACGAGAGAGCGCCGCATGTCGGTTTTCAGGTTCTGCGGCGCCCGGCACATATCGAGCCCGAAGCGCCCCTTCTCGTGGAAGCAGCAGTTCACACAAAGCGGCGCGGTCATTGCGGCACCGCCAGCCAGCCCATGACGGCACCGAAGCCGACGGCGAAAGCACAGGCGAGGAGGAGGGCGAGGGAGTCGAACAGGCGGACCATTACGCCACCCTCCCCAATCCGGCGACATGCGCGGCACCGATGGCAGCGGAGCCCCGGAGCAACACCGGCTCACGGCAGGGCAGGTACGGGGTCGGAGCGATGCCCGCGATCCAATCGCGCTTGCGCTGGTCGATGGCGCAGGACTGAGCCCAGGCCGGGAGCGCCGCCCACTCTTCGGGGCGGTAATTCCCAAAGGCTCGACGGTGGGCGCGGTCGATGGCGGTTTCGGTGGTGGTCGGCAAGGGAGCCTCCGTGTATTCTCGGAGGCATTTTAAGGACAAATTGTCCTGCGCGTCTAGGACTATTTGTCCTCAAAAAGAACAAAATAAAACTGGCCGTAAGGCCAGTAGTTTAGGGGCATTTTCTGGACTGCTTCTAAGCGCGCTTTGCCATGTGCTTGGGCCGATGCTCGTTCGTTGAGCCCTTCGCGCCGGGCATGCCAAAGAGCACTGCGGGGTCGGTCTTGGTTGCCAGGCAAAACCTGGGAATCAGATAGTGGGGCAGCGGAGTGCGCTTCTCATACTGCTTATATGTGTCCTGCGTAATATCTAGAATCTCAGCGATTTCGGCCTGCGTGTATTTGGCGCGCTCGCGCGCCTGCGCCGTCCGCGCAAGGAACGCGTGGCGGTATTGGAGCGCAGATTGCTTGGCCGGGGGCTTCATGATGGTGAATCTGCCCCTAAAAAACCCGCGCATTCACTGGACATTTTAGCTACTCGCGTAAGGACCATTTGTCCTGTTGCGTTTAAGGACGAATTGTCCTAAAACGCTCACATGAATGATCCACAGTGGAAAGCCGTTGACACTTTGGCCGCCGAACTCGGCGTCAGCGCCGAGGCGCGCCGCAAATGGCGCGAGCGCGACACTGTGCCTCATCGCTGGCGACTGCCGATCCTCCAGCGGGCAGCCGGGCGATTCGAGATAACCGCCGAGACCTTTGAGCGCACGTCACGGCGCCGGAGGGCAGCCTAATGGCCGCCCCGTCCACCATCATCGCGTCGTCCGCCACTCTCACCCCCATCCCCGGCGGACACACGGGAGGCCGTTGTCCCGCAACGACTCGCGGCCTCCCGTTCCCCTTTCAATCGCTCCACGATCTGCGCGGTCATGCTCCCCAGCCGCCGCGCCGGTCGGTAGTCGGTCGTTCGCCACTTAACGCACATCGCAATCGTTCCGTCTCGTTCCGTTGCGCAGAGAGAAAAGCGCATGGAGCGATGCAATGTCCTGCAATTCAAATTACCGAAAAGTGCGGTCAATGAACGCGGCTGTAGCGATCGCGCAACTCGACATGGAAGGCGGCCCGGTGCTGCGAGAGATCGCGCGCCGCGAGCCCGCCAAGGTGGTCGCGCCGAAATTCGGGTTCCGCCCGCGCCACGTCTACAACTTGCGCGAAGGCGAGACCGGCATCGGCTGGCAGCACTTCATCCTCGCCGCGCAACAGACGCCAGAGCTTCGCGCCCTGGTGGCGAAGTGGCTCGGCTTCGAATCACCGCTGATGCCGCAGGCCGTCGAGATGCTGCGGCAGATCAAACAGCTTGCCGCGTCGTTGCCGGAAGAAGGGGACCAGGCTTGATGTTCCCGTTCGCCAATCACTTCACGCTACGCGAGGCCGACGAAATCGAACGCCTGCGCGACGAGAAGGGCGACCGCGAACTGCTCGAATGGTGGAACCGCCCCGGTGGGCGTGGCCGGCCGATTCGGAAAACGACCAACGAGATCGGCGCGTATCTCGAGCGCAACCCGCGCACTCAAAAAAATTTTCTCGGGTGTGTGGCAAAAAGCGAGCAGGAAAGCGGCACCTGTGCTGTTTCCGACGCACCCCGTCACACGGATTCCCCCGCCTCCATCATCGCCTCTACGTCGGTCAACACCACGGCGCAAAGGGATGACGGGCGCGATCTTAAGGGGAGGCGGGGGTGAGTGCGCATCGCCAGCCGCCCATGATTGTTCCGTCTCCGCCGCTCGGCTTCTGCCGGTGGTGCGGTGGCAAAATCACGCTCGGCAAGTTCAAACAGCGCAACTGGCATGATGGCCGCGAGAACGAGCCCGATTGCCTCTGGCTCTATCAGGTCGCAACGCTGAGTGACGCTCAGCGTCGCGCGGTGTTCGCCCGCGACGGCGGCAAATGCCATGACTGTGGCGAAACGCCTGATCGGCTATCTCGTCTTAACCCCGTTTATCGATCATGGCCGCAGGTCCGTAAGGACGATTTCTACATCCACGACGAGAGTGAACGCTCACGGCTCGGCGGCACGGTGGAATGGCGCGGCAAGTATCTCATCGCCGCAGGCCCGTATTGCGTGGTCGAGTTCATCGAAAAGCACACCTGGGAAGCCGATCACGACTTCCCCCTGTGGCTCGTCGATCGCACGAAGCCCCGCGAAGAAATCATCAAATACTGGTCCATCGATAACCTCGTGACGCGCTGTATCGCGTGTCATCAGCGCAAGACCGCCGAAGAAGCGGCACAGCGCGCCAAGGGCAAGCGCCTCCGGGGCCTCACGGGCACGGGCGCGAAGCGGAAAATCCAGTCGCGCGGCTTCGACAAATCCCACCGCCAGAAGTTCGACGGCTCCGTGGTGGCGCGCACCGGCGCCGCGAGGATGGCTTAGCCGCATGAGCGAAACCCTCGAACTCTTCACCAGCTACGACCCCCGCGAATACCCGCGCCATTGCGCCGGAGCGAAGAGGGTAGGGCCGAGCGAAGAGGCCGCAAAGGCGGTGACGCCTACGCGCGCCGAGGCACACAAAACCATGCTGGCGAAGTATCGCGCACTCGGGGCTATGACGGCTGACGAGGCGAGCGCGGCTTGCGGCTGGTCAGTGTTCTACGGCCGGCCGAGAGCGAGCGAACTCGTGAAGCTCGGGCATCTGATCGAAACCGGCGAGCGCAGGCCGTCCGCTAATGGCAGGACGGCAACGGTGTGGGACGTGAAGCGATGAAGCGCCCCGAGCAAAACCTTCATCGCGCCGTCGCGCAATTCCTCGACGTCGCCCTGCCTGCGGATTGCTGGTGGACGACCATCGGCCACGGCTGGGGGAAGATGAACAAGGCCACGGCCGGAATCGCCAAGGCATGCGGGGTGAAGGCCGGCGTTCCTGACATCCTCATCGTCTACCGGGGCCGCGCTTATTTCATCGAATTGAAGGCCGCGAAGGGAACGGAATCCGCCGCACAGAAGGCAACTGCCGCGCTTCTCTCAGGTGCCGGTGCGCGCCGCGCCGTGGCCCGGTCCATCGAAAGCGTCGCGTGGGCTTTTGAAGTTTGGGGCATTCCTCTCCGCGCCAAGATCGGCGCGCTGGTCAAGGGAGCGGCGGCGTGACGGTGAGGATACTGATCGGCGACGTCCGCCAACGGCTTCGGGAATTGCCCGACGAGTCCGTTCATTGCGTCGTCACCAGCCCGCCCTATTGGGGGTTGCGGGACTATGGCGTTGCCGGACAGCTCGGCATAGAGCGGACGCTGGCTGAGCACATCGCCGTCATGGTCGAGGTGTTCCGCGAGGTGCGCCGTGTTCTCCGCAAGGATGGAACGCTCTGGCTTAACTACGGCGACTGCTACGCGACGAGCCCGAATGGCCGGAGCGCGGCCGACACGAAAGCTGCGGGCAACGACGACCGCACGTTCCGCGACAAGCCGTTCTCCACCATCGGCGGGGTGCTGAAGGCAAAAGACCTTTGCATGATTCCGAACCGGCTGGCGATTGCTCTGCAAGAGGACGGCTGGTGGGTGCGCTCGGAGATCATCTGGCACAAGCCGAATCCGATGCCGGAGAGCATCAAGGACCGGCCGGCGACATCGCATGAGAAGGTTTTCCTTCTGGCGAAGTCGGAGCGGTATTTCTACAACGGCGATGCGGTGCGCGAGCCGATGGCTGCAGCCAGCGTTTCGCGGCTCGCGCAGGACGTGGAAAATCAGGCTGGCTCCGAGCGCGCTAACGGCGGCCGCAAAACGAATGGCCCAATGAAGGCCGTCGCCAAGGGTAATGCCAAGACATTCCGCGGCGGCATCTACACGGGCGGCAAGCAGTTCGACAACGATGCGCCGATGGTGCGCGACAGCCACGGCAACCAGCCGAACACGACTGAGAGCCGTAACCTCCGCAACGTCTGGACCATTCCGACCGCATCGTTCTCCGAAGCCCATTTCGCTACGTTCCCTCCGGCTCTTGCCGAGACGTGCATCAAGGCTGGCTGCCGTGCTGGCGGAACCGTGTTGGATCCGTTCGGCGGCGCTGGGACAACCGGACTCGTCGCTGATCGCCTCGGCCGCAACGCCATCCTGATCGAACTCAATCCCGAATATGCCGAGATCGCCCGCAAACGCATCGAGGGTGACGCTGGCATGTTCGCCAAATGCGAGGTGGCGGCATGACTCCCGCCGACCTCATCACCTGGGCCCACCAAGAGACCAACACGGTCGGGCATGAACCGACCGAAGCCGAAAAGCTGCTCGCGCACTACTGCGCCATTCTCGAGCGAGGAGGCAGCGCCGCGTTCCTCCGACTCCGCATGCGGCTGAACCTTTTGGAGAACGCCGAGCTGCCGAAGCTGAAACTCGATACCGAGGAGCCGGTTTCGTAATGCCGATCGTCTATTCCGCCCAGGCCCTACGTCAGCCTTATGTGCCGCCGGCGCCAAAGATTGAAGCGCCGAAGCCGCACCTCTTAGAGAAGCCTAAGCCGGTGGACCGCCGGTGGAAAGTCACCGACGAAACCATCGCCACCATCAAGGGGTGGTGGGGCAAGCCCCTGGCGGAGATCGCCAAGGCGACAGGGATCACCTCGAATTACGTCTCGGCGCTCGCCAAGCGCCTGAAGCTGCCTAGCCGGAAGCGGGCTCCCAGGCATATCGGGCTGCGTCCGAGCGAACGCGATGACCGCCTGCGCGAGGCATGGGCGCAGCCCGGCCTCACCATGCAGGAGCGGGCCACGTTCGCAGGGTTTGCCAAGCCAGCGGGCGCTCGTCGCCGCGCCAAGCAACTGAATCTCGGAGTTCCGGCATGAGAATCACGGTGGGGGACGCAAGCTAGTGGCCGATTACCCAGCATTGCCGCTTTGGACGGACGCCTACATCGCCGACACGATGCACATGGGTTGCCTGGAGTCTGGCGCCTATCTGCATCTCCTCATGGCGGCGTGGCGCTCGCCGACCTGCACGCTCCCGGATGACGACAAAATGCTCGGCAGGATGGCGCGCTGCACTCCACGTGAGTGGGCGAAGGTGCGCCCGGTCGTCATGAACTTCTGGGTGCGCGATGACGAAACCAAAACGTGGACGCAAAAGCGCCTACTCAGAGAGCGCGATTATTTGCGCGAAAAGTCCGAGAAAGCGAAACGAGCCGCAGAGGCTAAGTATCAGAAAGAAAACAAAACAGATAATGCGGACGCACGAACCGAGCAAACAGCCGAGCAATCTCCAGGCACATGCTCGGAGCCTGCTCGGAGCATCCCACCCACACCCATACCCACACCCAAGGTAGAAGGCTGTGTAGCTGGCGCGAGCGCGCCCGAAGCGCCGGCCATCCACGAAACGACCGAACTCGAAAAGCGCGAGGTCCGGTTGATCTGCGAAGCGTTCAACGCCGAGCAGGCCACGCATTTCGGCGATCGAGCTCCATTGCCGCACCCGACCAACTTCGCCTCTGCCTTGCGCATGGTGCGCGGCGGCGCGACCGCCGATCTTATTCGCCCGATCATCGCCAGCACGATTGCCAAGATGGCATTCACCGGCAAGCAACCCTTGAAGGCGCTGAGTTATTTCATCGATCCCGTAGCCGATGCCCTCGCGCAGTCGCGCGCCCCCATGCCGCAAGGAACCACCGATGCCGAACTCGTTGCCAGCCTCCCGGCCCACCTCGACGCCCGCCGCAAGCGTCCTGCCAACAGCTTTGACGCAGCCGTTGACGCTGCGCGAAGCCTTGTGGCTGGCGGGTAGATTCGCGGGCGATACGGCCAATCCGCTGGCGAACAGCCGGGCTTTGGAGCCGACCGAGAAAGCCCACGTCGAGCGCATGGTGCGCGCTGTCGAGCAATCGCTGACACCGGCGCCAAGGCCCGCCGTGGTGATGGCGCTGACACGCCTTGCGGCCCATTTCTGGAACGACCGCGGCGAGGCGCAGTGGAAGATCGTTTTCGAGGACTACGCCGACGATCTTGCGGACTATCCCGCCGACGTCATCGGGGCCGGGATCCGCGAGTATCGCCAAGCCGCGAAGTGGTGGCCGAAATCCGCCGAACTGATCGAACTCATGCGGCCAAAACTGCTCAAGCGGCAGTTGCAGCTCGCGCAGTTGCGGAAACTCCTCGAGGCGAAGCCGGAGACCGATCGTGAGGCCGAGCGGGAGCGCCTGAAAAACACTCTCGGCCCCGCATGGGCCGATTGGTGGAACGTGCCCGTGCTGCGCCGCTACACCGGAACACCGGAAGACTTTGCCGCTGGATGGAACGCTGCAACGGACAAAGCCGCCTTCTGCGAATCCTGGGGCCAGCGCGAGGAGAGCGCGGCGTGAGGGCCAACGGACGTGTCATCGGCGTTCTTATCGGCGGTATCGCTTGCTCCGTGGCTGGCCACGTCGGCGGCGCGGTTGGGTTCATCGCTGCGGTTATCGCCTCGGTCGGCGCGGTGGTTTTCATGCATTGCAGCGGAAACGAACCTCGCCGCCCCACGGATGCAAGGCGACCGTATATCGATCCTCCCTCGTCCGGTCATAGGTGGATGCCATGAAAGCCGTTTTACTGCTCATTCTCGCGCTCGTGCTTCCGGCGCTGGGCATCTACCTCGCGTTCGCCTGGTTCAATCTCGATTGGTGTTGGTGGGAGGATGCAGATAATCGTGGCGTCTCATCGATGCTTTGGGTGATATCGCTGTTCATCGCGCTTCCGGCGTGGGGTGCGACCCTTGATTGAAACTCCCCACGGCTGGCTCGTGATCCAGTGTAAGGGCGGATGGGAGGAGCGCGCCAAGCGCGACCTTGAAGCCCAGGAATACGCCGACGGCTGCCGATACGAGGTCTATCTGCCGTGGTGCATCATGCGCCGTACGAAACGGGGGAAGCCCTACGACGCCCGCGAACCGCTGTTCCCGCGCCATCTGTTCCTCGCCAAGCACGTTGGCGTTCGGCTTGAGGATTTGCGGCTCGGCGCGGTCAATAACACCCGCGGCGTCATTCGCGTTCTGTCTGTGACCAACAAGGGCCTGCCCAATATGGTGGCGGATCGGGACATCGCGTGGATCAGGGAGCGGTGCGAGGCCGACGGCGGAGCATGGCGCTACCCAGGAACGGACGCCCCGCTGGTCTTCACCGAAGGCGACACCGTGCGGCTCAAGCATGGGCCGCTGTCCACCTTTCCGGCTGAATTTGTCCGATACGAGAAGAAGGGCACCATGGCGTACGTCAGGGTTCATCTATTCGGCCGGCCAGTGGCCACGATCGTTTCGCCCGACGAGCTCAGGGCGGCATCGTGACCACAAGGCACGGCGCATTGCTCAAATCCAACGCGGGCACTGTTACAGTTTGGCCTTGGCCGCCTCGTGAGCGTCCACCAGCCCAACGATATCGGACATATCCCAAAGCCGATCCGAGAGGCCAGCGGCCATCGCCGGGGCCATCCGAACGGCTGAGTTGATCCGGGCGAAGTTGTACCAAACCGTATAGAGCGCAACCATGTGGACGTGGTTCTCAAACTTTTTGGAGTGAGCCGCCGTCAACCGGGTAAAACGCCGCATGTGCTGGCGCATCGATTGGTTGTGCTTCTCAACATATGACGTGTTGACGTGCTTGGGGTCCGGGTTGCCGGTGATCCGCTTCCCAAACGCTCCGGTGCATACGGCCGGACTATAGCGGCGCTCCGGGTGCGCTTCCGGGGAAGCGCCGTAGGTCTTAATCAGCATCGCATAGTCAACATCCAAGCCGAACGCGCCTTCAACGGCCTCTAGATAGGGCTTATGGCCGTCCGTGGTGAGCTGAACGCGCGTGGCGAGGCGCGAGGCCACGTCTTGCATGAACTCGTGCGCGTAGCCCGCATCACGGCCGCCGCAGAGGTAGGAGACGATCAGCTTGGAGTCGCTATCCAGCGCCGTCCACGTCCACACGCTGCCAGCCATCCCGGCCGCCTTCATTTCCTCTTTCGCGTTCTTGTCCTTGGCGAACACAAAGCTCCAGATTTCGTCGCACTGGACGCACTTCGCCTTCACGTTGCGCACGTTCTCATCGTGATACTTCGCGCAGGCAGTACCAGCCAATTCCAAGTAGCGCAGCACCGTGACGGGCGACACGTCCACGAGGCGGGCGATACCGCGAATGGAGTTCCCCTCGACCATCAGGTGAAGGATTTGGCGGCGCTTCTCGGCTGGTAGCTTGTTCATGCCAAGCATCATAGTGAACAATATGCTTGGCGTCAAGCATTACGCAGTTTTAAACCGGGGCGTAAACGCTAGGATTTTTCCGCCACTTAGCCACCCATGGTCGCATCCGCCCAACGATTCAATGTCCTCGGCATTAAGGTTCACCTTCCGCTCAATGTCCTCTTTGGACTGAACCTTGTGCCCCACAAGCATCTCCAATGACGACCGCAGAAGCGTCGGTAGCGGCTGCTGAAATTTTTCGTCCCCTGGCTCTTTTTTCCGGATGCCAAGGGCGTTCATCTGGCGCCACAGATACTTCACCTGCGATTCATTTAGAATCCCGAGGTCCTTGCACCGATAGACCATTGCCGCAATAGCAACGCCCCACCGCTCTTTTAGAAATTTGAAGTAGGTGATTGACGTTGAAACAACTTCCAGCGGGAACGTAGCGCGAGGTAGCAGAAAAGCCCCCGCGAAGCGATTTGCTTGCCGCTCCAGCTTGGCAAGATTCTCACTCGTTACCTCAACGCCGGAATGCAAAATCATGTGGGCCAATTCGTGGGCGAGGTTATAGGTGGTGCGCGGACCACTCTCTACGTCAGCCGAATACAAGATATACGGCCGGCCATTTTGCCATCGCGATAGCGCGTCCATATCCTCACAGCTCACTCGTTCCCGCACGAGAATGATGCCGTGATACTCCAACACCGAAGAAAGGTTATGGATTGGTCCGAGGCCAAGCCCCCAATGTTCACGGACGCGGCGTGCGATGTCCTCGATCTCGTCTGTGCTGCCGTTCTCCGCGTCCCATTCGATCGGCGGCAAATCGATCTTCGGCAGCTCAAGAAAGTTTTCGATGTAGCTGACGATGTCAGCCGCCCATTCAAGACGGCGCGAAATACGAATGCGCTCGGGATTTTCCATGCGCTTAAGACTCCGCCAAAACGGCGCGAGAAAGCTTTCGGCCCTTCTTCCGCGGGGCTCGGTAAAAAAAGTCGGAGGCTGTTTCGTCACTGAGATAATGGACGCCAGCACTGCCGCCGATGGCGATGTTTGCCCGGTTTCATATTGAGCGACGGCTTGACGTGAAACGCCGATCGCGTCTCCAAACGCTTCGGTCGTGAACCCGCGCGCTTCTCGCGCCTCTCTGATCCTCTCGGGAATCACCCTTCGCAGGGCGTCATCGAGCCCCGTTGTCTTCGTGGTCATCGCGGTTTACTCCCTCGTATTTTATTTTTCGTCTTTGCGGTCGAGTTCTGGCTTCAGAAGCTCCTCGATGCGTTCGTTGAATTTGAGCTTGTCCTTCGGGTCGAACTTAGGCGCAGGCTCCGGCGTCGGGACCGCCCCTTCTCCGGCGGCCCTAAGCAAATCGTGATGGCCGAGCCAAACCAATTCGTCCTTGGCAGCCATGCCCAATGTCGAGTGCGTCATCTGTCCGCTGCGAGTGGCACCGAACGTCAGGTACGCATAGAAACGATCTACCTTGGCCTTGATCTCGGAGATCGGAACGATTTTGGGGTCGGAGAACAGGTCGCCGTCATTCTTCACAAGGTAGTGTTGGCGGTTTTTGGTGTCCTCTGGGACTTCGTTGAACGTCTCGGTTCTTGCGATCTGCGCGACGAAATTACCGGACCGGAGATTGAGCCAATGCCAGGTGCCGTGCGGCATGTGCTCGATTGTCGCCGTGAAGGGTAGATCGCCGATCTTGCACAGCTCTTGGAGTCGGACCATCACGCCAATGCGGCGGATGTGACCGGCCAGGTCGAGGCCGAGTTCATTGGCCAAGAGTGGCGTGCTCTTTCTCATGTCGTCGGCGAGGGAAATGCCCTCCCGCTGGCCTCGAACTATCATCAGCCAAGTAGACCGAGGGAAAGCGGACTCTAATAAATCATCGAAATCCTTAGACATTCTAGCCCTCTCCGGTTGAGAGCAAGAGAATTGCCCGATTCGTCGTCCTGCGTCAAGTCTTTTCGCCCCACCTCGCCGCAGCTGCCCGGCGGGCGATCTGCGCCCTCCGTTTCTTACTCAGGCTCTTGGCCCGCGCTTTCCCACCCATCCGGCCAAGCTCGGCGGCGGCCTTGTTCTTGCCGTCGTCGGGCTGGCGTTCCTCTTCGATCTGGCCAGTCGCCAGCCGCATGACGTGGACGGCGTTACCGATCACATCGGAAGGGCGCTTCCGCCTTTTTGGCCCCTTGGGCATCGGCTATACTCCTGCTTAACGCTAAGCATACCACATAGACGAACTGAGGCGAGGCATCAATGAGCGTCAACGATTACGACGAAGAGCTTTATCTGGCTATCGAAGACCTCGTGGCTTCCCTTGAGTTAGAAAAGGGAAGTCCGGCTTATGGAGTTGCGCAACAGGTGATCCATTCTGGCTACGATTCGCTCAGCCAAAAGCAGCGCGCCCTATATGACGCCGTGGTGGTTCCGGCGTTGAGACGCCAAGAGGCTGAAAACGAGAAAAACCGGATTTTAAATTCAAATCCGGATTAGCCCCCCAAACTGTAACAGTGCCCCAACGCGCAACGTATTGACGTTCAAGCCAGACTGTGCAACAGATTGTGCCTAGCCGCTCCTGACGCACAAACCGCGTCCACATGGGGTGGCGGAAGCCTGGAAATTCCCCGACAAAAGAGAGCTGGCAATGGCGCTTTCAAAAGCGTGCGCTAATTGCGGTCGCGTGTTTTCTTTCCAGGCGCACCGCGCAAATAGCGCGAAGTATTGCAACCGTCGTTGCTTCAGCGAAGCCCGCGCCGCTATCGCTGCCGCTGAGGCGAATCCGGCCAAGCGGCTGAAATACAAGATCAGCGCAGGCGGGTGCTGGGTGTGGCTGGGCGGCAAGGATCGCCTCGGCTACGGCAAGCTGGTTTTCCTGGGCAAGCGGTGGCAGGCCCACCGGCTGAGCTATGAGGTCGCTCGCGGGAAAATCGCCGACGGCCTCGAACTTGATCATCTGTGCCGCAACCATTCGTGCATCAACCCCGCCCACCTTGAGCCAGTCTCGCACCGCGAGAACATGCTGAGGAGCGCCACGAAGGTCGCTGAGAACGCACGCAAGACGCACTGTAAGTACGGCCATCCGTTAACCCCAGATAATCTCTACGTCGGTAAGGGCTCTCGTGGCCGTGTTTGCGCAACCTGTCGTCGGTCCTATCAGCCTCCCGCAAAGCGTGCCGCACTGCTGCATTGCGACACGGCGCGGCACATAGCGCCTGTCGGGCAGTAACAGCGCCTCCGATGGCCCACTCCTGGCGCTCCGCCCAAGGCGATGACGCATGGCTGCGTGACATGCGGGACGCGAGTTCAGCGCCATCGGCCCGGCTCATCGCCTGCCTCATGGCTGTGTCGCTGGTCCTTGGGTACGTCGCTGGCCTGCTGACATGAGCGATCCGTTCTATCAAACGCCAGAGTGGCGCGCCCTGCGGCTCGCCTGCCTCAAGCGCGACGGGTTCAAGTGCTACGTCGCCGGTTGTCGCAACAAGGCCGTGGTCGCGGATCACATCAAGTCCCGTCGTGATGGCGGGCCCGACACGCTCGCCAACCTCCGAAGCGTCTGCCTCTCCCATGACGCGCAGACGAAGGAACGACCGAGCGGCGGCAGACGGAACGATGGGAAAGCCTACGTCGCCGGCTGCGATGCCCAAGGCCGACCCATCGACCCACTCCATCCCTGGCATCCACGCCAAGCCCATTAGAGCGCGCCTGAGTGGTGGAGTAGACGACTGCCCTCCGATGCCGTGGCGATGTGGTGTGATGGCGTGACGGCCGCGTGAGACCCCCACCGGGGGTCGAAATCTTCACAGGTTTGGGGCCTTGAACCGTTGGGGGCCGCCGTTCGCACCGAGAGCAAAATAAATCACCGACCCTCATCAATTCGATGACGGTCCCTGCTGAGAGGTAACGCCATGCGCGGCCGCAAACCTGCGCCGGCCGTCGTGGTTTCCGGCCCTTGGGCTGGCTCGGCGGATGAAAAACCGGACGCGAATCAGCCCGATTGGGCGGAAAGCTACGACGGCAGACCCGAGGAGTGGGGACCGCGACGCGCGAAGATCGCCGAAAAGCGATTCGCCGCTCTCGTGGCGAGCATGACCGCCAAGGGCACACTCGATCAGGACAACCTGGCGCTGGTCGAGATGGCGGCTGGGGCCTATGCCGACTGGAAACTCGCCGAGGCGCACGTCAACCACTTCGGCCCGATCGTTCCAGCGCCCAATTCGGGCACGCCGATGAAAAACCCGTTCAAGACGCTCGCCGACGGTGCGTTTAAGCGGATGACGCAGGCCGAGGATCGCCTAGGCATCCCGCCTGTGGAACGCGGACGCGCCACGAAGGCCGGCGGCAAGGGCAAGAAAGCGAATGCCGCCGACGCTTACCTCAAAAACCCGCCCGCGTGGGCGCCGAGCGCGAAAAAGCAGTAGCGGAACCCGCAAGCAGGCGCTCGATCCGGTTACGCAATGGGCGCGCGATGCCGTTGACGGCAAGTTCGTCGTCGGTGAGCTGGTCCGACACGCTGCGGAACGTCACCTCCGCGACCTAAAGGACGGCCCGAAGCGCGGATTGCATTGGGTGCCGGAGCGTGCGGCGCACGCGTTGGGGTTTTTCCCGGCGGTCCTGCCGATCACGGCCGGATCAATGGCCGGGAAGCCATTCAATCCGCTGCCGTGGCACGTTTTCACGGCCGGGTCGCTGTTCGGATGGCGTCTTTCGTCCGGTCGCATGCGTTTCCGGTCTGGCTGGTTCGAAACCGGCAAGGGACAGGCGAAAAGCCCGCTCATGGCCGCGATCGGGCTCTACATGATGGGCTATTACGGGATCGCCCGGTCGGAGGTGTTCTCGATCGGCCAGGACCGGGCGACGGCGAACGTGCTGTTCAAGGATGCGGTGGCGATGTGCCGCGCGCCGATCCCCGGACAGGACGACGTCCCCGAGGAGGAGCGCGAAACGCTCCTCAGCCGCGGCCAAGTGGTGATTCGGGGCGAGCTCGACAACGCATGGAAGATCGAACACCCGGCGACGGGATCGAAATTCCAGTCTCTTGCCAACGGTGAGGCGATTTCCGGACCGCGCCCCGCAGCGGTGCTGGCGGACGAGATCCACGAGTTCAAGTCGAACTACTCGATCGAGACGTGGAAACGCGCGATCGCGAAGATGCCGGGCGATGCCTTGATGCTCCTCGGCACGAACACGCCAGCGACGACGCAGATCGTCGGCACTGACTACTCGGAATTTTATCAGAAGGTCGCCAAGGGCGAGGTTATCGACGACGAGGCGTTCGCGTTCATCGCCCGCGTCGATAAAGCCGACCGCGAGACGATCTTCGAGAACGAGAAGGCGTGGTCCAAGGCGCTGCCGGCGCTGGGCATAACCTTTCCGGTCGAGAACATCCGGGGCGAGGTCAACACCGCCCGCGTGCTGCTCTCCACGGCCATGTCGGTCAAGCGGCTCTACTTCGGAATCCCGGTCGGCTCTGTCGATTTCTGGATCGCCGAGGAGGCGTGGTCGGCGGTTCAAGGAACGGTCGACGTCGAGAATCTCAAGGGCTGCAAGTGCTGGCTCTCGCTCGACCTGTCGCAGAAGAACGATTTGACGGCGCTTTCCGCCGTTTGGATCGATGCCGACGGGCATTTGTGGGCAAAGACTTGGTATTGGACGACGAAACAGGGCCTCGAGGACCGCGCCAAGGCCGATAACGCGCCCTATCCGCTGTGGGTCGAGCAAGGCCACCTCAATGCCGTTCCTGGGGCCGTGATCGATAAGAGTTTCGTCGCCGCGGAAGTGGCGAAGCTCGTCGCCGAGCATGACGTTCAGTTCCTCGCCTTCGATCCGGCCGGAATCGCCGATTTCATCTCTGCCTGCGAGGAAACCGGCCTCCCGGTGTGGAAGTGGGAAGGCCCGGACAAGCCCGAAGGGCAGGGGCTCAAGCTCGTGAGCCACGCCCAGGGCACAAAGGTTCGCTTCGAGGATAAACAGCTTTGCATGCCGCGCTCGATCGAGCGGCTTGAGGATCGAATCCTGCAGGAAACGATCACGATCGACGCCTCGCCCGTCACCTACTCGTGCGCCGCGAACGCCGCGATCACGATAGACGGGCAGAAAAACCGCGCATTCGACAAGAAGCACTCGCGCGGACGCATAGACGGCATGGTGACGATCGCGATGGCGGTCGGCGCCGCGACCGGAGAACTCGGCGGCGAGGCGCGATCCTTCTGGGACACGCCGACGGCGGCCTGAACGGGACAACGATAATGCGACTCCTCGCGAAGATTGGCGCGGCTCTTGGCCGCGCGCTGCCCGTTCTCCTGTGCGACGCCGCTGGCATCGGCGGTGCCGGGTTGATCGCCTACGGGGCGTGGCTCGTTTACGCTCCGGCCGGCTTCATCGTCGGTGGGATTCTGCTCCTAATCGCGGCGGTCATGGCCGCGCGAGTGGTCGGCTGATGCGTGGCTTGTTCGGAACACTGGCCGGAGCGCCGCGCGCCGATGTGAGCGCGGAAACGATACTCCGGAACCTCTTTGTGCGCCCGTCGAAGTCGGGCGAGAATGTCACCGAGCATACGGCGCTTCAAGTATCGGCGGTTCTGTGCTGTGCGCGCGTGCTGATGGAGGGCGTGGCGCAGGTTTCGCTTGAGGTCAAGAGGCTCCGCAAGGACGGCGGTGCCGATCCTGCGAAGGATCACTCGCTCTACTGGCTGCTCTACCAGCAGCCGAACAAGTGGCAAACGTCGTTCCGTTTCCGCGAAACGCTCATGGCGCATACGGCGCTGAGCGGTAATTTCTTCGCCTACAAGAACGTCGTTCGCGGCGAAATCCGTGAGTTAATTCCATTCCTGCCGGAGTGGGTGACGGTCAAACAAAACCCGGATTGGTCGCTGACATACACGGTCCGCGCGCATAACGGCCAGTCTCAGGAGTTCCCGCAAGAGGCGATTTGGCACGTTCGCGGCCCGTCATGGAACTCGTGGATGGGTCTTCATGCCGTGCATCTCGCGCGGGAGTCGATCGGGCTTGCGATGGCGTCGGAATCGACACAGGCGCGGCTCCACAAGAACAGCTTGCGTGCGAGCGGCGTCTATTCTGTTGAACGAACGCTGACGGACGACCAGCACAAGCGCCTAACGGCGTGGATCGAGAACCATTTGCGGCTCGAGGACGCATTCAAGCCGCTTGTTCTCGACAGCTCGGCAAAATTCACGCCGATCACGATGAACGGCGTCGATTCGCAGCACATCGAAACGCGAAAGCTCCAAATCGAGGAGATTTGCCGTCATTTCCGCGTGATGCCGATCATGGTCGGTCTCTCGGACAAGACCGCGACCTACGCGAGCGCCGAGCAGATGTTCATTGCGCACGTCGTTCACACGTTGATGCCATGGTATCAGCGCATCGAGCAGGACATCGAGGTCGGTCTGATGAGCCCGACAGATCGCCGCCTCTACTGCGCTGACTTCGATGAACGCGAACTGATGCGCGGCGCGATGAAGGATCAGGCGGAATACTACTCCAAGGCGCTCGGTGCCGGCGGCTCTCCGGCATGGCTCACGCCCAACGAAATTCGCCGAGACGTCGGCGAAAACCCGATTCCGGGCGGCGAGGATTTGCCGAAGCCCACCAACGTCCCGGCCCAACAGCCCGCAGGCAACGCACCATGAGCATCCGCAAGCTGCCGACCGTTCAGGCGCGAGACGACCTACATTCGCTCGATGCGAGCATCATCCCCGGTGCGCTGGATCGCTGGGACGCGGCCGTGCGCGCCGCCGCTGACGGCGGCGCCGACAACGTGATCTCGATCTACGACGTGATCGGCGAGGATCCGTGGACCGGCGGCGGCTTCACGGCGAAGCGCGCCGCAAATGCCCTGCGTTCGATCGGCGCGCGCGACGTGGTTGTGAACATCAACTCGCCGGGCGGTGATCTGTTCGAGGGAATCGCGATCTACAACCAGCTTCGCGAGCATCCGCACAACGTCACGGTTAAGGTCGTTGGCCTTGCGGCCTCGGCCGCCTCGATCATCGCCATGGCGGGCGACAAGGTGGAGGTCGCGAAGTCCGGTTTCGTGATGATCCACAATGCGTGGGTGCTCGCGATGGGCAATCGCCACGATCTGCGCGAGGTCGCCGACACGCTGGAGCCATTCGACGCTTCGATCCGCAGCATTTACGCCGCGCGGACCGGCATCGATGACAAGACGCTCGCAGACATGATGGATAAGGAAACCTGGCTCACGGGCCAACAGTCCGTCGACCAGGGATTCGCCGATTCGCTCCTACCGGCCGACATGGTGAAGCAGGACGCCGCGGCTGCTGCAGCCATGGCACCCGTGATCGCTGCCCGGAAGATCGACGTCGCGCTCGCGCGCCAGGGCATGCCCCGGTCGCAGCGGCGCGAATTGCTCAAAGAGTTCAAGACCGGCACGCCGAGCGCTGCCGATCCCGCCACGCCGAGCGCTGGCACTGAAGAACTCGCGGCCGAGGTGCTGCGAGCCATCCAAACCCTCCAGAACTGAGCGGCAAATCCGCTCGAAAGGACCGAAAATGAAGCGTATCGCCATTCTGGCGACGATCGCGCTTGTCGCGCTGGTCGCCTTCTCGCTCGGCGCCGACGGTTCCATGCCGCTCGCGCTGCACTCCCATTCCGACGGCCTCGCCATGCTTGCCATGGGTGCCGTCGCAACCCCCAGCATTTCGGGCGTTCGCGGCCTCATCGGTCGCGTCCGTGCCGACGGCTCCGATCCCGTTGCACTCATTGCGTCGCTGAATCGCGCGTTCGAGGAGTTCAAGTCCAAGAACGACGAGCGCCTTGCGCAAATCGAAACCAAGGGCTCGGCTGACGTCGTGACTCGCGAGGCCGTGGATCGCATCAATACGGAGATCACCAACCTCTCGAACGCCCTGAAGGACGTCGAGACGAAGGCGAACCGCCCGCAGCTCCCGACCGATGTCGACAAGGACGAGGCCAAGGCGCGCGCCGGCTTCAACCTGACGCTGAAGGCGCACGCCCAGCGACTTTCCCGCCCGCTTCCCGCGGACATGAACGCCGAGGGCTACCGTGCCTACCGCGAGTCGTTCGTGAAGGCCCTCCGCTATGACAACCGCACGCTCGACGGCGGCGTCATGGCGTCGCTCACGGTCGGCTCCGACCCCGACGGCGGCTATCTCTGCCCGCCGGAAATCGATCAGACCATCGATCGCATCGTTTCCAGCATGGGCGCCATGCGCGGCGTTGCCACGGTCCGCACGATCGGCGGCCCCAGCTACAAGAAGGCCGTGACGACCACCGCGGCCGGCTTCGGCGGTTGGGTTGGGGAGACCGGCGGCCCCTCCGAGACAGACGCGCAGAAGCTGTCCGATCTCGAGTTCGTGCCCGGCAAGATGTGGGCCGAGCCGCGCGCCACGACCGACCTTCTCGAGGACGCCTCAGTCGACGTCGAGGCGTGGCTGGGCGATGAGGTCGGCCTGATCTTCGCCGAGAAGGAAAGCGACGCCTTCATCAACGGCACTGGCATCAACCAGCCTCGCGGCTTGCTGTCCTACACCACGGTCGCGAACGCCAGCTATGCCTGGGGCAAGCTCGGCTACGTGGCATCGGGTGCGGCGTCGGACTTCGCGGCCTCCAATCCGTCGGACGCGCTCATTGATCTCGTGCACGCGCTCAAGCGGCAGTACCGCGGCGGCGCGTCGTGGATCATGAACGACGCCACGCTCGGATCGATCCGGAAGTTCAAGGATGGCCAGGGCAACTACATCTGGGCGCCCTCGGGCCTCCAGGGCGGGCAGGTCGGCATTCTGCTGGGCTATCCGGTGGCGACGGACGATTTCATGCCGGACGTCGGCTCGAACGAGTACCCGGTCGCCTTCGGCGACTTCCGCCGCGGCTACGTGGTGGTTGATCGCCGCGGAACCGTCGTGATCCGCGACAACCTGACCGCCAAGCCCTACGTGAAGTTCTACACCACCCGCCGCGTCGGCGGCGGCGTGCAGAACTTCGAGGCCATCAAGCTGATGAAGATCGCGGCGTCGTAAGCCTAACGGCTGACGGCACGCACGCAACCGGGAGCGGCTTCGGCCGCTCCCGGCCAGCGCTCCCCATTCACGCGCAGACACAGGAGACATTCCCATGCGCGATCTCCACAACAACATTGCTCCGAAGCGCGCGATCTCGCCCGTTTCGGTCAGCGACAACACCGCTCAGGTGTCGCAGATCATCGATCGTCAGGGCTTCGACGCCCTGGAGTTCCTCATCCTCTCCGGCTCTCTGGCCGATGCGGATGTGACGTTTACCGCGTTGGTTGAGGAGGGCGACGCCGCCAACCTCTCCGATGCCGCGGCTGTGGCGGATGCTGACCTGCTCGGCACCGAGACGGCCGCTTCGTTCACCTTCTCGGATGACGACAAGGTGTTTAAAATCGGCTATCGCGGCAGCAAGCGCTATGTGCGCTTGACCATCACGCCGGCCAACAACGCCTCTGCGGCCCTGCTGGCCGCCGTGGCGGTGCTCGGCCACCCGGCGAACGCGCCGACGGCCAACCCGCCCGCGTAAGCGACCTGAGACGTAGCGGGGCGGCCTCGGCCGTCCCGCAGTTCTCCCATGCATTCCTCCATTCTCTCCGTCTCCTCCGCTGCCGCGGACACGACGCTTCTGTCGCTTGACGAACTCAAGGCGGCAACGGGCGTCACCGGCACCGGCAGTGATTCCGCGCTGACGACGCTCGGTGCGCGCGTCGCCGCATCCATTGCGCGCGCCTGCAAGCTGGCGACGGACGGTGTGACGCCGCCGACCCTGCGCAGCGAGACGCTCGTGGAGACCTTCCGGCTCCGGCATCCGACGCACGAATTGGTGCTTTCCCGGCGCCCGATTGTCTCGGTCTCATCGGTGACTGAGAATGACGTCGCCGTGGTCTCGACGGACTACGAAACGCAGAACGGCGCGGGCGTGATCCGCCGCCTCTGCAGCGATTATCCGGCCTGGTTCCCGTGCGGGAAGGTTGTCGTCACCTACGTTGCCGGATGGGCAACTGTTCCAGACGATCTGAAGAAGGCCGCTGCGCGCTATGCTGGCATCGTTTGGATGGCAGGATCTCGCGATCCCGGCCTCAAACGCGAGCGCATCGAGGGCGTCGGTGAGTTCGATTATTGGGTTCCGCCCACGAGCGACCCGGCCATCCCGTCCGATGTCATGGACGACCTAGCACCCTACATCAACTACCGATGATTCCCGCGAACGCCATCGCTTCCCTCGACCGCCTGCTCGCAGCGACGGGAGAGGACATTGTCGTGCGCCGGATTACCAACGGCGTGAATACGGACGTAGGTGTGCGCGCATCGGTCCGAGCCTACAGCCCGCAAGAGTTGGTCGGCGGCATCATCCAGGGCGACTCCCAGGTTATCTGCTCGCCCACGGAAATGACCGCGGCAAGCTGGCCGCTTCCACCCCGTGCGAACGACAAGACCGTGATCCAAGGCAAGGTGCGGAACGTCACCGCGGCAACGCCGATCTATATGAACGGGACGCTGGTGCGGATTGAAATGACCGTGAGGGGCTAATGACCCGCGCATCGCTACAGGCCATCCGCCGCACCATCACGATCGATTGGAAGAATAAGGCCGAGGCAGACGCGAAAGCCTTGCTCCTCAAGACGGCGCGTGAGGGGAACGCGCGGACGCTTGCGGAGCAAACGGCGCGAGCTGGAGTGAAGCCCGGTGTCATCGCCTA